AAAATTCGACCAGAATTAGGTAATTTTGCTGTATGTCCCTATGCATCACAGGCAAAATTCATTATTTTAGATGAAGAACTGCGAAAAATCAGACCTAGAATGGGTTGGGAAGTCGTAATTTATGCTGTAGAAGACGATCACGATGCAGATTTTCTCTATGCGATGGTAGATGACTACAATCGTGTCTACAAAAACTATAAATTTATTCCAGATCACCGAAAAGCGAAGACTTTTATCAATGGAGTCCAAACAAATAACGGAAAATACAATTTAGTGCTCTGTCAACCACGAAAAGACTTGACTGAAGCAAGAAAAAAACTTGGAAAAACCAATTATTATGATTATTGGGATGAAAAATATTTACAAGAAGTTCTAGAAGAAGATTATAAAGAGGTTTTCAATAAAAAACGTCAGTGAATGGGTATAAATAAATCTAAAAGTACCATTTAATGGCGATACAACGTAAATCAAGAGCATTTAAGGATATAAGTTTGTCTTTTTCACCACATCCAGTGACAAAAGACCTTCCTGTGTTGCTTAATGAACGTGCAATCGTCAGATCAGTGAGAAATTTAGTCGAAACAATACCAACTGAGAGGTTTTTTAACTCTCGACTTGGCACCGATATCAGAGATTCTCTATTTGAAAACTTTACAGTAACCACTGTGACTGTAATTGAGGATCAAATTCGTGAAACCATCAGAAATTTTGAACCAAGAGTGGGTGAGATAGGTGTTGAGGTAGATGCAAGCCCAGATTCAAACTCACTTGAGGTAAAAGTGATATTTGATATCATAGGTCTTGAAGTTCCGACTCAGTCATTCACTTTCCTATTAGAACCAACGAGATAATATGCCTTTTACTCAATTTACAAATTTAGACTTTGAAGATATCAAGGTACAAATTAAAGATTTTCTACGATCAAATTCAAATTTCACTGATTTTGACTTTGAGGGTTCTAACTTTTCAGTTTTAATTGATACTTTAGCATACAACACATATATTAACGCATTTAATGCAAATTTAGTTGCAAACGAGTCGTTCTTAGATTCTGCTACCATTCGTGAGAACGTTATTTCACTTGCAAGAAATATTGGATATATACCACGCTCCAGAACCGCTGCAACAGCTACAATTAAGTTAGGTGATGTTGACTTAGGTGCAACAACTGATGCCACTCCTAAGTTCTTAAAACTACGTTCTGGACTAGTTTGTATTGGTAGTGTTGAAAATACAACTTTTAGATTTTCACTACCTGAGAGCATTACTTCTACTAGAGTTAAAGATATAAATGGAACCTCTTTTGCTCAATTTGATGATGATATAACAATCTATGAAGGAACTTTTTTACAAAGGTTATATCGTGTTGATACTACAGTCGATCAAAGGTATATTATTGATAGTCCAGGCATAGATAGTTCAACTCTAAGAGTTTATGTTTCTGCTATCAGTGATTCATCAATCGGTAGAAAATTTAAACAAGTTGATAATATTTTAAGCTTAGACAAAACCTCTGAAATTTACCTTACACAAGAAGTTCAAGATGAGAAATATGAAATATTGTTCGGAGATGGATTTTTTGGTAAAAAATTAGAGAATGGTCAGACAATTACTGCAACATATATCGTAACTGATGGATTAGACGGAAATGGTCCATCTGAATTTAGTTTTCAAGGAACATTCAGTAAAGATGATGGTTCTTTCTTTACTCCATCTGATAATGTTGATATAACCACAACCAGAAATGCTTCTAACGGTGCTGAAGTTGAAGATATATCTTCTATTAAGTATCTTGCTCCAAGACTTTATTCAGCACAATATAGAGCAGTTACACCAAGAGATTATGAAGCAATAATACAAAATATATTTCCAAAAACTGAGTCAGTTGCAGTTGTAGGTGGAGAGGAACTCGATCCACCACAATTCGGCAAAGTGCAAATAAGTATCAAACCAAAAAATGGTACGTTTGTATCCGATTTTGATAAAACTCAAATTAAGAATAAACTTAAAAATTATTCAATTGCAGGTATTAATGCAGAAATAGTTGATTTAAAAATATTGTATGTGGAACTTGACTCAACGGTTTATTTTAATCCCTCAGAGGTTGCTTCAAGTATAAATTTAAGAAGTGGCATTATTTCTGCATTACAATTATATTCACAAAATGTAGAAATTAACAAATTTGGTGGTAGATTTAAATATAGTAAAATTAATCAACTTATTGATCGTGTAGATAATGGTATTACATCTAATATTACAAAAATTATTATCAGAAGAGATTTAAAGGCATCCCTTAATCAATTTGCTCAATATGAACTCTGTTTTGGTAATCGTTTTAATATAAATCCTGCTGGTTACAATATAAAGAGTACTGGATTTACAGTATCAGGGTCGGATAAAATAGCATATCTTACAGATATACCAAATAAAGACTCCGCTGGTAATTTAGATGGTAGTATGAAGGGTACAGTCAGTATTGTATCAAAAAATAATAAAAATCAACAAGTTGTTTTAGTAAAAGGTGCTGGTATTGTAGATTATAAAAAAGGTGAGATTATTCTAAACACGGTTAATTTTACATCTACAGTTGCGGAAAATAATATTGTTGAGGTTCAAGCATATCCTGAGTCTAATGATGTTGTAGGTCTTAAGGACTTATTTGTCAGTTTTAACGTATCAAATAGTACCATAAATATGAAAGAAGACGTAATTGCATCAGGAGAAGATGTTTCAGGTGTTGTATTCACGAGAGACTACTTTACCTCAAGTTACTCAAATGGAGTTTTAGAGAGGAAATAATTTATGTCACAATTTGACAAAAGAATAAATGTCAATACCATAATTGAAAATCAACTACCAGAGTTTATACTGGCAGATTTTCCTAATGCCACAGAATTTTTCAAGCAATATTATATTTCTCAAGAATTTCAAGGAGGTCCAAGTGACCTTATTAATAATTTTGATCAATATTTAAAAGTTGATAATTTAGTGCCAGAAGTTGTTGTTGGTGTTACGAGTATCTCTTCAGCAATTACAGCATCAGACACAACAATTACTGTACCAAATACAAAAGGATTTCCAAGTGAATATGGACTTCTAAAAATAGATGATGAAATAATTTCCTACACTGGTATTACCTCAACATCTTTTACAGGTTGTATTCGTGGATTTAGTGGTATTACTGGTTATAATGTTGGAGTTACTTCTTCATTGCTAGAAGTTAATAAAGAAAAATTAAAATTTGAAGATACTTCAGCAGCATCACATACGTCAGGATCTTCAGTAACTAATCTCTCAGTATTATTCGTTCAAGAATTTTACAAAAAAATGAAAAAGACCTTTTTACCTGGTCTTGAAAATAATGAATTTACTGCTGATTTAGATGTTGGAAACTTTGTAAAATTTGCTCGTTCTTTTTATCAGTCAAAAGGTATTGAAGAGTCGATAAGAATATTATTTAAAGTATTATTTGGTGTAGAGTCAACGATATTAGACTTAGAGCAGAAATTAATCAAACCATCAAGTTCTGAATTTATTCGTAGAGAAGTTATTGTAGCAGAAGTGATTGGAAGTGGTGAACCAAATAATCTTGTTGGTCAAACAATATTTAAGTCAGATGATTTAAACACAAATGGTTCAGTATCTGGAGTTGAAGTATTTACAAGAAGTAATAGAACATATTATAAGATATCACTATTTTTAGGTTTCAGTGATAGAGATTTAATTGAAGGGATATTTACAATACCTGGTAAAACGAAAGCACTTACTAACTCACAATCGGGTGCATCAGTTATCACAGTAGACTCCACAGTAGGGTTTGGAACTACAGGAACCATCATAAGCGGTTCTAATACAATTGATTATACCTCTAAAACAATTAATCAATTTTTTGGATGTAGTGGTATTAATATAGGAATTAGCACCGCTGATAGTATTCGTGCGAATGAAACTATCTTTGGATATGAAGATGGTGATTTATCAAAAAGAGTTGATTTAAGAATTACTGGTGTATTGTCAGAATTTGTGCCAATATCTAATATTAATCTTGTAAATGAAGGTGAGGATATATTTGTAAAGAATCTTGGTGAAAAAATTCAAAACAATAATAATAATTATAAAGAAATTTTTGCAAATTCATGGATCTATAATACAAGCACAAGATTTCAAGTTACAAATGATGCTGCTTTTACTACTCTTAAATTAAGAACTCCTATCGACAAGTCATCATTAAAGATTGGTGATACCTTTGAGAT